GAAACATCGAGAAAGTTCGTCCGGACAAATGCAGTATCTGCGGTGTGCCGGGGGACAAGTTTATCAAGTACTAAAATTGTCATTTAAACAAAATCAAGGAGGTAACAAACATGCCTGACTTTGGACATCCGTTTTCTGGACTTGCGAAAGAAAGAAAACTTACTGATGCTGAGTTGATCAGGGCGATTCGATTCATGGTATCAGCAGAATATGAAGCGATTCAGCTGTACATGCAGCTTGCCGAATCAACAGACAATAAGCTTGCAATAGAGGTTCTCAAAGATATTGCAGATGAAGAAAGGGTTCATGCTGGCGAGTTCCTTCGCCTTCTTAAAGAATTGGCTCCTGACGAAGAAAAATTCTATCAGGAAGGTGCCGAAGAAGTTGAAGAGGAGATAAAAAAATTAAGTTTTTAATCCCAAATGATAAAGCCTCGGTTGTATGGACAGCACCCCGAAAAACGGACATTGAGAAAAAAGAGCCTCCTGTTGTAGGATAACTACAGCAGGAGGTATTTTAAATGAAGCGGAAATGGACAGACATCAAATCAGTGGAACCTCTGATTCAACAAATGCGCCAAGAAGGGCGAACGCGTCAAGAGATAGCCGATTCACTGGGGTTGGAAAAGGCACAGATAAAGAACTGGATAAACAGATATAACAGACGGCAAGAGAAGATACCCGTTGTCCCCAAACGGAAGGGTAGACCTCGAAAGCAGCCGGTGAGCGAGCCGGAAGCGATGGCGCTACGGATACGGGAGTTAGAGCGGGAAGTAGAATTATACCGTTCTTTTCTTCAAGCTGCTGGAAGGAGGTGAAAGCAATGATCAAGTTCGCGGCCATCAGCCGGTATGCCGGTAAGTACACCATCAAGGGAATGTGTGAGTTCTTCAAGGTATCCCGAAGTGGATACTATGCATTTCGGAAGAAGCAAGGGCAGCCGTCAAAGGAGCAAGAGCTTGCCGGGCATATCCAAGTCTGCCAGCAGGAGACAAAAGGTACCTATGGGTATCGGCGGGTTCAAGTATGGCTGGAACGCAGAGAGATATATGTAAACCGCAAGGCAGTGTTACGCATCATGAACAAGTACGGTCTATTGGGCCAAATCCGACGGAGGCGTAAATACCGGCAAATGGGTGAGCAACTGCACCGCTATCCAAATATTCTAAATCGAAGCTTCTTCGCTGACCGCCCCAATGAGAAATGGGTCACGGATATCTCCTACATTCCAACACCGCAAGGTACCTTGTATCTGTCAATCATCCGAGACTTGTTCGACAACAGTATTGTCGCCTACGAAATGGGGACGGAGCAGTCCATTCACCTGGTTTTGCGTACCATCCAGCAGGCCAGGGAAAGAGAAGCGGTCACTGCAGAGCTGCAACTCCACAGTGACCAAGGGTTTCAATACACATCCCAAGCATATTTCACCCTGATCCAAAAGTACGGCATTACGCCATCCATGTCAAGGCGAGGCAACTGTTATGATAACGCTCCGGCTGAGAACTTCTTCAGCATTCTCAAGTCAGAGTGCATCCGACTCCACAGACCCAAGTCCCTTGAGCAAGCTCGCCTACTCATCCATGAGTACATCCACTTCTACAAACCCGAGCGGAGTCAGATCAAAACAAAACTGACGCCGCGCGAGAAACGGCGCCAGTCTGCGTAATTCTTAGCATTCCTGCGACAGGGCTTTTTCTTCGTGTCTACTGAACAGGGGTCAGTCCAGTAGAAACTGAGGCTTTGTTTATACCCGCCGTATTTATTTACTTTATGATTTCTCTGCCGCTCTTGAACCTAAACACGATACTGCCATCCCGCTGAACGATTGCGATGTCGAGCAACGTAATCCAAAGCCGCTCGTTCCATTCTGGTACGATCAACGGCTGTTTTTTCATCGTTGTGATAAAAGTGCTGATTTCCTTGCTTTTTCGCATCCGCTTTTCTTTTTCTGTTTCGAGTGCAGTGTAATGTTCAAAAGCGGCATTGTAGCGTTTTTCGATGCGTTCGGCTTCCAGTGCGTAGACCTCCTGCGACTGAGCAACCGAAGCATTCTTTTTTATATGCACTTGCATGAGCTCGGACACGACCGCCATTTCATCCTGTTCCTTTTGCATTTCGGCATCAAGTGCCGTAGTGTCGCAGAGCGTCTGTCGAATAAACTCACAGTCAGCAAGCACCGTGGAGCGATTGCCCATCAATTCATTGTAAGCAGTAAGAAAACGTTGTTTGATTTCGTCTTCGGTGAGCGTCGGAGTTTGACATCTTTTCTCGTTTTTAAACTTCTGATTGCACTGAAATATCACGCTTCTATATTCATCCGTGGAATGCCAGATTTTTCGGCCGTAGAAACCACCACAGTCCCCGCAGATGATTTTACTGTGAAAGGCCTTATCGCTGTAAGCTCTGCCCAGTTCCTTGCGACGAGCCATTTCTTCCTGCACCGCTTGAAATTCCTCCGGGGCGATGATAGCTTCGTGTGAACCTTCCACATAATACTGCGGCACCTCGCCGTTATTTATCCGCAATTCTTTCGTTAAAAAGTCAACTGTAAACCGTTTCTGGAGCAGAGCATCGCCCTTATATTTCTCGTTGGTGAGGATGCTGGCAACCGTGGATGACCGCCATGTTTTCTTTCCGGCAGGGCTGAGAATGCCGTGTTTCATGAGGTAATTAGCAATGCCCTGTGTGGTTTTTCCCTCGAGGAACAACTTATAGATGAGCCGTACTGTTTCGGCTTGCTCAGGAACTACCTTGAGGTTTCCGTCCTCGCCTTTATCATAGCCGAGAAATTGCGAGTATCCAACGCTAACCTTGCCATCTGCGAAACGCTTGCGGTGTCCCCATGTAACGTTCTCAGAAATTGAGCGGCTTTCTTCCTGTGCCAGAGAGCTCATAATGGTAAGAAGCAGCTCGCCCTTGCCATCAAAGGTATAAATATTTTCCTTCTCGAAATAACATTCCACACCTTTTTCCTTCAGCTTACGGATGGTAACAAGGCTATCAACCGTGTTTCTCGCAAATCGGCTAACCGATTTTGTGACGATAAGATCTATCTTGCCATCCAGCGCATCCTGAACCATCTGTTGAAAACCCTCTCGGTGCTTAGTATCCAAAGCTGAAATGCCCTCATCTGTATAAACCTTTACGAACTCCCAGTCCTCCCGGGACTGAATGTACTTTGTGTAATAATCGACCTGTGCCTCGTAACTGGTAAACTGTTCGTCCTTATCCGTGGAAACACGGGCATACCCGGCAGTGCGCCGCTTTGTAATAAACGCTGTCGGTAGCGCCGTGAACTTGTTTTTTGTCGCTGGTATTGTCGTTACTCTTGGCATTGTTTTTTCCTCCTTTGGATGCGTGTTCGCTCGGCAGCGGCTTGCCTCATTTCTGGTGTCCAGCTTTCCCGTCGTGAGCGGTCTGCCCACGAGCGCTCAACTGTGCTACCATCCTTGAAAACAAAACGCAGATGGTTATCTTCCGGCACTTCGATATGATCAACCTGTGCGTCGAATACTGTCGAATTGTAGGTTTCTATTCCAAGCACCTCAGCACACACAGTTTGTAGCGTAACTTCGGGAATTTTTTTGCCGTGGCAGTACGCTTTACCCTTGGTGAGAAAAGTGGAGCAGTTCCAGCCAACCGAACCGTTGCAGGTATTTCGCTTGTAATTTTTCCCGCAGAATGGGCAGTAGATTTTACCGGTGAACTCGCTTTTCTGAGGGCGGGGTCTGCCTTTGGCAGCTTCCTTCATTCTCTGTAAAACCACCTGTGCAGCATTGAAGGTATCCATGTCGATTATGGCAGGATGCGTTTCCTCCGCGAAAAACATCGGCAGCTCACCAGTGTTACGGCATTTCTTTTTTTCGAGATGATTATTTCGGTAGTGCTTTTGAAGCATGGCATTGCCCGTATATTTTTCATTGCTGACCGTTTCGCGGATGCGTTGGGCACACCATTTTCCGCCAAGTGCACCTGGCACGCTTCGACTATTCAAATTTTTGCTTATTGCCCCGAATGTTTCTCCGGCGATAACGCGTGCAAATATTTCACGAACAAGCGGTGCAGTGGCGGTATCAATCTCAATACCGTCCTTCGATATGTTATATCCGAACAGAAACCGCCAATTGAGCAGTTCGCCGTTTTCAAAGCCCTTGCGGACACGCCACTTCTGATTCTCGCTTGCTGACAGGCTTTCCTCCTGTGCGTAGGATGCCAGTATGGTCAGCATCAACTCACCCTCGGCACTCAGCGTATGGATGTTCTGTTCCTCGAAAAACACATCCACCTCCAAAGCTTTCAGTTCACGGACGGTTTCCAGCAGTGTTACCGTGTTCCGAGCAAAACGGGAGATGGACTTGGTCAGGATCAAATTCACTTTTCCGGCGCGGCAGTCTGCGATAAGATTTTGAAACCCGCTTCGACTGTCCTTTGTGCCGGTCAGTGCTTCATCTGAATAAACGCCTGCATAAAGCCACCCTGCATGGTTTTGTATTAGGCTACTGTAATAGCTGACCTGTGAGGACAGCGAGTGTAGCATCGCGTCTTTACCCGTGGAAACACGAGCATAAGCGGCGACCTTTTTGGGCTGTTCCAATCGTGGCTTCTGCGGCATTTTTCTTACTGTTTTAGGCATAATATCACCTCCTCGACTTACACCATGTTTGCTCTAAAAGCAACATTTATCAAGTCAATTTCGCGATATATACTGCCGGTTTTAAGCCCATATTTCTCGGCAAACTTGTGCTCAATTGATACAATGTCATCCTTGCCGATAATGCCATTTTTGAGCATAATTTGTGCTTGTGTTATTGCGGATTGGTAGGCCTGGACTTTTTGAAAATCAGTCATTCCCGCCACCATCCTTGTAACGATCAGCTATGTAACAACGGTGAGAACAGTATTTCCGCTCGTTCTTCCGGCGCATTTGTATTTCTTTACCACAGCAGACGCAGTTCGCCGTGTATGGCATATCGACTTTCGGATGCTTGTTCCACCATTTCATTCGGCAGGCATCTGAGCAGAAGCGCCGACCGCCGCGCTTGCTGATATCAATATGTTTTCCGCACTCCTCACACAGAGCGGTTTCTTCGTTGGTGGCAACACTTTTTTGCCTGCGACAAAAAGACTTTACCGTGTTTTCGGAAAGCCCAAGCGCCTGTGCTATCTTTATATACCCGATGCCACTCTGTCGCATGGTAGTGATTCGTTCTCTTTGCTCATATGTCATGAGATTGTCCTCCAGTCCGAGAACTCTTGTCCTCATTACCCACTGGAAAAAAAGAAGCCCATCGTACAAAAAATTAGCAAAAAAAATAATGCCTACCGGAGAGATAATCTCCAGTAGGCATCACTACGTATATTTTTACTCACTGTACTTGATGAAGGCATCCGCAAAGCCAGCCGCCTTAAGCTTGCTGAGCATAGCATCGGCATTCGCCTTGACGGAATATGCGCCGACCTGCACACGGTAGTATTTTTTCGATGCAGTTGATGTTACGGGAGCGGGTGCTTCCGTTACCGCCAGCCCAGCCTTTACATCAGCACGAAAAGTATCCATCGATTTACCGTGCTTGGGAAACCAGTGCATCACGTCGCCGTGGTTGCTGGCAATCCCCAGCTTGTAACCCTCACTATGGCAGATGATGTCCTTTTCCGTCAGTCCGTACTGTT